GCCGGGCTGAACAGCGATTCGAGGTTAGTCATGGTGGTTTGGGTTCCTTTCTACTACTTTGGGTTTTAGGCTTATTTCAGTGATGACTTTATCCAATTTAGACATAAAGGTAGTTTCCTTTCTTTTTGATGGCGTTGACTAGAGCTAGATAGACTACCTCTAATTTAGGACAATTCTACTAGGGGCGGCAGGGGCTGGTTTTTATTGAGCGAACTCGTTACTTGATGTTGACTATCAAAGAGCGCCTTCGTCGGCGTATTGTGCTGTCACCCTGGGAGTTTGAAGGCACTCCCTGCTGGGTGTGGGTCGGGGCTCAGGTGAAGGACCACTTGGAGAAGTGGGCCAACCCTCAGCCCTATGGGGTGATGGGTGTTGACGGCAGGTTGATGCGCACACACAGGCTGGCCTGGGAGGAGTACAGAGGGCCCATCCCGTCGGGCCTGGTCATTGACCACCTGTGCCGGGTTACCCTCTGCTGTAACCCCAAGCACCTTGAGCCCGTCACCCAGAAGGAGAACGTGGCCCGAGGCAACTCAGTGTGGCGTAACCAGCAGCGGGGCCGAGAGAGGACGCACTGCAAACACGGGCATGACTTGATGGACCCGAGTAACGTCAGGGTGACGGACCAGGGCCGGATGTGCTTGACGTGCGCCCGCCTTCGGCTGCAGAAGTTTCGGGCGAAGGGTTAGTGGAAGTCTTCGAGGGGCCGTTGCAACAGGTAGGTGTATTTGTCGAGCTTGTACCAGGTGCTGGTCGTCTCATGTATTAGCTCCCTCATTCGGCTGTCACTGACCCAGTTGTGACGAGGCGCTTTAGGGTAATTCACAATCATGAACCCCAGCTTGTCCACGTAGGACCAAGCTTCTTTCAGCACACGCGGCACATCATAAGCGTTGGGCTGCACGTTGAGCACGTTTGACAGGATGACCAGGTTGTATTTGCCTGCCGGTTTGCCGAACCCGAAGGAGTTTCGACCGATGTCCCAGGGATGGACGTTGGCAACCCCAGAAGCCTTGAGGAGCAGGCTGTGGCGCGCTCCTTTTCCACAGCCGAAGTCAAGGACTCTGGCTTTGTCGGGGTCAAGCTGAAAGATCAGCCTGATTCGCCATTCCCGCCGCCCTTGTGCCAGACGACCACACACCCAGATGCCAGGGCCGGTCAGACGGTGAGCCCACCGGTAACATACGGGAGCGGTGCCAACTGCCCCCGTGTTGCGGCTGGTTCGGTTTACGAATTGTTCGTAGTCGGTTGTCATTTGTAGTCCAACTCCTTGATGGTGGTTAAGAACTTATGGTAGGCCTTGAGTATTTTCTTGCATGAGGCCCGCAAAGCGTTCGTGCCTGCTTTGTTGAAGGCCCCCATGCTGTCATTCGTCTGCCTGAACTTGGCGTTTTTCAGGTAGTCGAAGCAGGCATATCGGCACTCGGTGTCTGTGCAGCCACTGCCTTTAGCCGCCTTGCTTTTGCTGGCGTTGTGTACGGCCACATATTCCAGCTCCAAGGCTTCGATGAGGTATTCTGGGATTACGAGTTCTTCCACTGGTGGGATTGTCATAGGACACGTAGCTCCTTCACTAATCTTGATACTGCCTTGCGGGCATTGCCGTGGCTGATGAAGCCGACGATGTGGCGGGGGCGCTTGACCCCACCGGGGCCTGTGAGTTCTTGCTTCTGGCACAGCTCACAGCTAGCGCAGTTGATGTCATCTTGTAGCTGGGCAGGGCAGGTCTTGACCAGGTTCCCTGCTGGTGTGCGCCAGCTATTTGGGCTACCCTCAGGGACCACCAGCACAGCCGGCATACCCATAGCCACCACCTTGTCAGCCTGTTCGGGGGTTTCACAACTGATGTTGATTGTGAATCCTTTTGACAATGCGTACTTGATGATGTTTGCGTTGCTGTTTGCGTTGCCCCGTGCCCGCCAGTCCGTCTCATTCTCAGGCAGCACAGGGTAGTGGGTGTAGGTGAACCCTCTTCGGCCTTTGTTGGCCTCGATGATTTTCTCCAGGCTAGGCCAGTGAATCACCTGGTCTTGCCCATGAGAGAGGCCGGACTTGGGCAAGTCGCCGGCCTGGTTGTGCCGCCACAGTTGCTTGAACTTGAGGGACTTGATGGCCCCACACAGTTCATCCAGGCTGAGTACGGACTTCTTGCCGTTGTCCACGCCCCGCCAATGCACAGCCAGGTTGCCGTATTTTGCATAGCACCCCTTGTCCTTGAACTTGCAAGTCGAAGGACACGAGTCAGAACTTGTGGTCGTTACCGGGATGGGGCCGGTCTTGATGTTGCCTGACACCAGGGTCATGTGATAGTTGTGGTTGCTCATCGCGGCACCTGACACAGGTAGATGAGCAGGGCCGGCACAACCAGCAGCAGGAAGGCCCACTGGAACAGGTCCTTGGTGGTCCCGTCGACTACGGTTTCAGTCAGCCCCGCCTGAGTCAGGTTGCCGCAGCGATAGCAGGTGTGCGGGTGCTTGTCCGCACCCAGCCGGGTGGATTGTCCCGGGTGCTGGGTCATCCAGCACACCAGGCAGATGTGTTGCTTGCTCATATTTACCACCAGTCTCCTTCTGCGGATAGCCGTGTATCCAGGTCGTCTTCGGTGCAGGGTGCTTGCAGGTCCCTGTAGATAAGCGCCTGCCATTCCTCCAGCTCGAGAGGGTTGGTTGCCAGGCTACCCTGCCAAGCAGTGAGCAGTTCGTCTGCCCACCGGGTGCATTGCAGGTCAGAGCACAGCCCGATGAGCGCCTTTTCGGCCAGGGCCTCTTGCTCCAGGGCTTTCTGCACGTTGCCCTTGAGCCGTTGCTGCCGGGCCCAGATGAACTGGTTGATGATTTCAGCGAACCGTTGATGGTTTTCGTGGGTTGTGATCGTGGTTACCATCGTGACTTCTCAAAGGTCACACCGAATTTGCGCTGATTGCGAGCCAGTTTATCCGACACGGGAGGGGCAGGCCAGGCCCAGTTTAACTGACCGGACTCGTTTCCACGAAGATACTCGCGGGCGGTCTTGGTGGCGTCGAGCACAGCCCGGGGAGCGTTGTCTTCGCTCCACTGGTTGCGCCCCTCGGTGATGAAGATGCGGCCGGCGACGGCCTGCACGATGTTATTGGACATAGTTGCCTCCTTTGAAAGTATAGAAGAAGATTGTGGATGCAGGGCGGCTGAACTTGGTCTTGCCTGTGTCCCACCATTCCACGTATTTGTGGTGCTGTTCGCTTGCAGGCAGGTAGTTAATAAACACCCCTGTTTCTCGCGGCCAGATTTCAATGCCTCGGTCGCCGGCTTCGACCAACCCCAAGGGGAGGGCCAGGGCACGAGAGGTTGCGTGTGCAATGGGACAATACTGGCACACAGGGCCGTCTTCTAAGGCCGCTGCTTTCTCATCTTCGGCCGTCACCTCGATGAGAAAGCTAGAAGGCAAAGGCATGAAGCACAGGGTGTCTATGTTATGAACTAGTTCCATTGTGAAAATCCTTCCCGCCGAAGATAAGGCTCGGCTGTTGCAGGTCGTCGGGCAGAAGGGCCAGCAAGGCCATGATGCTGTCGTTATCCGCCATTGAGGTAGCCCTCAATTTCTTCGAGGATCTCGCAGGCGTGGTGTTGGCCTAAGCCGTTAGTGCCGCAGGTAGTGCAGTTGTCTCCCGCTACTAGTAGCCCCCGCCGCCACTCGCGCAGCTTGGACCGGGGTATGGTGACGTCTTTGGTCACTCGTTTGCCACAGCCACAAGGACCAAACTCAGGCATCTCTTGCCCGCACAGGGTGCAATGCCGGGTAGTCTTACTAGGCACGGATCACCTCCGTATACTTGAGAACCAGTTGCGCGTGGTTCATCATTGCCTCAGCGTAGGTGGTTCCACGCATACCGTCGACCTCTCCGAAGTCCACGATCTCCCCATTCTTGCCGGGGAATACGTAGGTTTCGAAGTGGCAGTCATGCCTGTCCCCCCAGCTATGAGCCAGGGGGAGGAACACGGTGCTTACGACGTGGCAGGGGCCGGCTTGTTCCAAGGCCAGCGAGTCGGTTTTTCGGCTGCAAGCCATACCTGCTTCCATCATTGAGCAAGGGATAACCTGCTTAGTTGCATGGTCGAAGCGCGCCCACTCAGTCATTTGCGCACCACCGTGCCGCCGAGAACGATCTCCTCGGCTCCATATACGGTGTCGGTTTTGCATTTATCGCAAGGATACTTGCGGGCGTCGGGTTCGCAGTGGCTTCGTCTGCGTTCGCAGGTGATGCAGTACCCGGACATGTCATCACGTTCGGCGGCCTTCATTGCCTTCTTCATCAGGTTCAGACTGATCTTCATGGTGGTTACCTCTTTGCGAGGGGTTGCCTGCAATCCAATGCCCGGAGCAGGCGGCCGGGCTAAACTTTTACTAGTAGTTGTCGCCTGCTCCGGGCATATCCACGATCCCTTGGGCGTATGCCGACCCATAGGTCATGATAGGTTGAGGCACTTGCACCAGCACGTTGTTGTGAAACCAACTCGTCCTAGCATTTTTGTAGAGTTCCGCCACTTGCAGGCGGGTGAGTTCCAGGAGCAGGGTTTCAACCTGTCCCTCGTCCTCGACGGGGCCGGCGTATTGTAGAAAGAATTTCATAAACAATCCTCCTTTTACTCTGAAGCCTCAGGCTTCTTCGAATGTTAGTTTATAACTATTGGACGCAGGGCGGGGCACTGAGTTACTTTACTGAGCGGACTCGTTTCCCTATGCTGGGGCGCTACGCTCGCCAGCATACCCTTGCAGTTATGAACTACCATTCGAACAAGCCTAAGCTTGTCTTCTCTCTATAAGAGAGAAATGAATCACCGAGACACAAGTTCCTTCAGGCAATTTCCGGGGGAGAAGGTCGTCCGCATCGGCTTGCGCCAGGCTGGCTCCTCGCCCCATCCCAAGTCGCTGCTGTCTTTGGATTGACAGCAACCCTTAGCTAGTTCCACTAACACTCGAAGTCTAGCGGAACTTGTGTCATTCCCAGGCACCTGTTCGGCAGTCACGTCACAGCAGGGGCAGTGTTCCCCTTGTTAGGCTATGCCTGGGTTACGAGTGTATTTGTATTGCCCCCACTAGAAGGGGCATACTTGAACCGGGCTACCCTTTAACCTGGGTGCAGGTTGGACTTACTTCGTTCAGTCCTCTCTCGGTAGGGGGCACCTCGTGGAGGTGAGACCCGCACCACCTGCCCCCTCGCGGGGGGCGTCTGGCTCATCGGCCATAGTCTTACTATAGCAGGTCCACACACCGTGGATCATTTGAGCCTAGTAGGTTTGTACTATTTTTGAAAATATCTTATGAAAGAAAAAAGCCCCAGAGGGTTCGCACCTCTGGGGCTTTGAGGGGGGAGGGGACTAGGCGTGAACCCTCTCGGCAGGCCTGCGGCCTGTCCAGATCCTCCCCATCCCCGTCTGCCCTGCGGCCCGTTCCTTGTCTGTGCCGAAGCCAGACGGGGAATCAAGCTGGGACCAGAGCAACCTCTCGGCCGCTTCAATCAAAGCCTGCCTTTCACGGGCGGCCATTTTCGCGGCCCGTTCCTTGTTCTTCTTCTCCAAGCGGCAGGCTCGGATCTGCCTCTTGAGCCAACGGGTGGCCCGGTATAGTTCCCCCCTGGTCAGGGGTTCCGGGCCAGCGGATAGGCCGGTTGCCCTGGCCCCCTTCTTGGTTGCCCTGCTGGCCTTTTCTGCCACGAGCCTGGCCTTCTGCCCGTCTGCCCAGGCCACCAGCTTCCGAGGGTCTGTCCCACACTCGGCAGGGGCAGCAGCCAACAGGAGCCGGACCTCCCTGGGAGCCGTGGGCATTTCCCGCTCCCCCGCCAGGGAGATCCCCATCCTCCTCTTCTCGGCCCGCCACAGGGGCAGGCTGTATCCCGATCCCACCTCGGCCCGCACCTCGTGAATCTTGGGGACCTCGTGCCCCCAAGTGAATCCCACCTTCCGTCCCTTCAGGTGAGTGACTCCCTTCCCCTCGGGGAGAGGGAAGCAAGCAAAGCTTCCCTTCTGCTCAACCCAAAGTCCCCCGGCCCGTTCGCCCGGGGTGCTGGCCCCATACCCCACAAGCCCGACCACGGCCAGAGGGACGGGGTGAAATTCCCCCACCTCTGGCCGTGCAATTTGCGGCAGGATTTTGACAGAGAACTTCTTCTCCACCACCTTGGGCTTTGGCCCCTGGATATCTGCAAGCAGTTTCTCTGCCTTTCGACCGGAGGGGTAACCCCCGACGAAGTATTCACTCAGACTGATGGCCGAGACATCCCCTCGGCCGAGGTTCCCCTCCAGCACCTCTAACCAGAAGGGCCCCCCTCTCCACTCGGATGAGATGACATCCCCTCCACGCAGGGGAGCAACGATCCAGCGGAAAGCCGCGAAGGTGGGCAGGGCCAGGATGGGGGCGGAGTTCGAAATGATCTGTGACATTGTGGCTGGGATCCTCTCAAGACGGCCCGCCTCAGGTGCGGGAACCGCTTACCTGAAGCGTTCGTGAATTTTTCTGATAATCCATTTCGCCGCGCCTAGTATATTGCGAGGGTTTTGGGTAGTAAGATACTACTACTCTAACTGTTAACTGTAATTGTGACTGTTAATGTGAATTATATTTATATTAATATGTGAAGATTCTTTATATTGATTATCTTTGTGCCACAACCTACGTTACCATCCGGGGGACGAGTCATATCGATAGTTATGGCACACGGTATGATCCGATAGTTCTGGCACAATATTAATATGTGAAGATTCTTAATATAAAGATATTTCAAGTACGGGAGGATCCGATAGTTCTGGCACACGCTGGGGCCCCGGGAACTAGGTGACTCCTGTTCACCGGAACGCGCGTGCGGCCGAGCCCAAGGAGGAGTGCCGCCGAAGGGGGCATCTCTCACCCACCCCCCATTACTGAGAAAATAAAAAGCACACACACCGCTTAACTATGAACTACGCACAACTAAAAGAGCACAAAAAAAGGGCCCTCGCCCTCCTAGTTATGAACTAGCGAATCCCCATGGGTCTGGCTTCCACTCCTCCTCCCGGGCTTGCGTCTTTCTCAGCTCATCCACCGCCTTCTGCCCCAGCTCCTGGATAGCCACTTGCCAGTCGCCGTACTCCTGAGCCATAGTGCCCACCCCCCTCAACAAGCTCTCTAATTTGTCCAGCTCCTTGTCCGTCATCTCTGCCTCCTCCTCGCCGCTTGCCTCACCCGTCGACGGTGTTCTCGTCTGATACTTCGCCCGCTCGCCCCCTTCGGCAGAGGTCTCCCTGAGAGTCGCCATGCCAGGTAAGGATGTATGATGCAGATATACGCCCCTTCGGCTACGGGCTTGCGTTCACGCACCAGTTGTTTAATATTATTTAAGTCCCATAAGGACAGGGTTGGCTTGTAAATTTCCCTCATGTTAGTACTTGTCAGGGAAGTCAGGATTTTTCAAGACCTCATCCCGCATCTTGTGAATTGTCTTCCAGTCGGTGGTGATGGTCCACTCCCGCTCATGGACCTGGGAGAAGAGAGTCAGGGTTACCCGCTCCTGATGAGGAGGGATGCTGGTTTGGATATGAGGCATGATTTGCACAATGCGAGACAAGCCCCACCCATCATCATAAAGGTAGTCGCCGATGCCTACCTTGTGGAAAGTTTCCAGGGTGTGCAGGGGTTTCCAGGTCGGATGGAGTTCAGCCCGATGCTTCGAGCGAATGCTCCGTTCCCGGACTTCAATTAGCTCCACCGAGGAGTATTGCTGAGGGACCTGCTTTTCGATGCGCTCGTAGACCTCCTCGGCCTGTGCCCTGTCTAAGACAGGGTTCGTGATTTGAGACCAGCCCCCATTGGTGAGGTAGGCCTGAGTGTAGTAGCTAACGTGTTCTTTCATGCTCCTATTTTAGTATGAACTACCGTTGTCGGGAAGGTAGGAAGGTGCTACCCTGTCTGAGTTATTAAGTATCGAAAGGTGATGTCAACATGGTCGGAGATCGGATCAAGTTAGCGCGTGCGAAGTGTGGATTTTCACTGCGTCAACTTGCTCAACTGATGGAGGAAACTAAGGTCACTCCTCAAGCGATCGGCAAGTACGAACGTGGTGAGATGGTTCCGAGCCAGAAAGTCCTGAAAGAGCTTTCCAACAAGCTGAAGGTCTCGTTGGAGTTCTTGATCGATTCATCCAAGGTGACCGTGACTGAGGTCGAATTTCGAGCCAAAGCAACAACGACAGCTAAGGAAGAAGCCCAAGTCCAAGCTAGTGTGCAAGATTGGGTTCAAAGGTGAATGCAATGCCCGAAGTTGGAATGTTAGACCTGGCCAAAGACCCCACCTATGTCACGGAGATTGTCTTGGGGGATGGGAAGACCAAACTCAAGGTGACCATGAGTCGGAAGGATGGCGAGGGGAAGGTTCAGCTCGAAGTGAACCACAAGGACAAGGAGCCTCAGATTCTGGAGCATGCCGACCTGTGCCGGTTGATGAAGGACCTGCTGATGGGGTTCTACCTCTCCACCGAGATGAAGGCCGAATACATCCCCCAGGAAATCCGGCACAACATCCGGCAGGCCGCCCGGTGGGTGCAGCAGCAGGGGGCCATGATCCTCCCCATGATGATGTCCAACTTCCTGGACGTGGAGACCATCAACGGGAAACCCTTCGCCATCGACCTGGGCTATGCGCCCAACATCACCCTGTCTGGGCTGATGGACAGCCTGGGCCGGAAGAAGGAACAGTGGGACGGCTCCTTTCGGCCGGTGATTCACCTGACCGAGATGCAGCCCATGTCCGAGTATGTCGGAGCCCAGCTTGAGCCTGTCACTTAAAGACGAGCTGCGGGTGATGAGCCGGCTGTTGGAGCAACTGGTGGTCATGGTCACGGAGCAGAACCAGCGCCTGGAGCGATTGGAGAAGCATATCCAACACCTGGGCTACATTCGAGACCACCCCGTGGAAAAGGAGTCTCTGGACTTCGACTAGAAAGAGCCCCCTGGACAATCGTGACATCCCCCTTTTCTGTGTATATGGTGGTTAACTCAATGGTACCTCCGACCCCCGGCTAAGCCCCGGGGGTCTTTTCTTTTTAGTAGTTATGACCTATGCTGGGGCTCATGAGCCGCGCTGTCACCCCCTCACTGGAATACGAATACGACGAATTTAGAAACAGGCCGGATCCCTTCGGGATGGCCGACGAGTTGGCACAGGCTCGCACCCTGCTGGTAGAATTTCGCGAGTCGGTCGAGGCCATGAGCCAGGAAAAGATTACGTTCTTCATTGGCGGGGTTGCCAACACGGTGGCTGAGGTGGTGATGGACGTTGTGGGCCACGCCCTGGGCATCCCCAAGGAAGACCGGCACACCAACAGCAACCTGCAGCGCCTGTGCGAATCCATTCGGCGCCGGCTGGTCGACCCGATTGCGTTCCTTTACGAGGAAGTTTTCGGCCAGGTATCCCGGATTACCAGCGACCAGGCCAAGACCATGACCATTATCCTCAAGACCATCGGGGATTTGGCCGATAAATTCAAGCGAATGAGCGACGGCGTGACCCTGAAGGTCAACTACGACCGGGAAACCCTGGATATGATGGCCAAATTCCTGGCTATCTGTGTCTTGCCCTACTGCTCGGGCGAGCAAAAGGGCATCATCGCCCTCCAGGCTGAGAGATTTCTACCGGGTATGTTAGAAGCCGATCCGGCCCAGGTGGTTGAACATGGGTAAAGCCGACCAGGTTCGGCTGATTCGCGGCGAGATTCCACCGATTCAGAGTGTGTTTTTTGCCAAGATGGGCGAGATGCTCAAGCACAATGCGCAGTACGCCCATATTTTCGCTGAGAGGTTTAAGCCAAACCCAAAGCAGCAGCAGTTGTTTGACATTTGTGACCATAGTGAAGTTCCCCCTGAGTCTGATGGTACGAATCTACCCATTCACGTCCAATGTTATGGGCCTACCGGTAGCTCCAAGAGCTACGGCGTCATCGCCTATGTTCTGCGGCAGCTCCTGAATTATCCTGGAGTTCAGGCGCTGTGGGTCCGCCAGAAGCTGGGCGACATCAAGAAATCCGCCTGGAAAGACGTCAAAAAATTCTTAGACACTTACGGTATCCCGTTTGAGAAGAACGAGTCGGACCTGACCATTAAACTGCCGAATGGTTCCTCCATCGTCATGTCCTCCGACCTTGCTCTGACGCCGTCTGGCTCCGACAAGGCCGACTCTCTCGGCTCCACAGCTTACTCTTTCGTAGTCTTTGAGGAGGCGGACTCCATCCGGGAAACGACGGCCATCACCATGGCGGGCCGTATGCGCGAGTCCGTCGGTAACTTCCGTAAGGTTCTCTTCTACATCTGCAACCCGCCCGACGAATTCCACTGGCTGTACAAGTGGTTCTTCGGCTCTGACAACGATCCGTCCGACCCGATGAGCCGTTACCGGGCCCTGAAGTTCGACGTCCGCGACAACGTGAAGCACGTCGGTGAAGCCTACCTCAAGGGCATCGAGCAGGACTTTGCCCGGAACCGGTTTCTGCAAAAGCGCCTGGGTGAAGGTGAATACGGCATCGTGCCCAAGGGTGTCCCGTATTTCATGGACTCGTTCTACGAGTACCACATTCAGGACTTGCGGATAGACGGGCCGGACGGGAGAAAGATTTTCAAATGGAATCGCCTCTACCCGCTGCAACGGGGATGCGACCCGGGGGCCCGGGGAACGAGCATGGTGGTGATGCAGGAGGACCCGGAGTTGAAACAGCTCCGGGTGTTCTTCTGCCGGCTGGTACAGGATACCTATTTGGAGTCCTACCTCGCCGAAGTGCTGCCCGAGTTGAATCGCTTGTTTCCTGGCGCCATCTGGGAAGATTTCGTGGACACAGCGGCTAAACAGCGCACGGCCAACTCCGACAAATCCTGTCTGGAGATTATGCGGGCCTTCGGCATGCGTCCCCGCCATAAGCCGATGAGCGTGAACAAAGGCCTGGAAATTCTCAGCCGTATGTTCCGCACCCAGCAGATGGGGCGGCAGCGGGTGGTCTTTGACCCGTGGGGAGCCAAGACTCTAATCCAGGCTTTCCAGGGCGGCTATTGTAAGGACCCCAAGACGGGACTGCCGATTAAAGACGGTGTTTATGACCACTGCGTGGATAGCATCCGCTACCCCGTGACCCATATCTTCGACATCGGAGATTCTGGGGAACTGGAGCTACGGACCCCAGGAGAGTATCAGTCCTTCGAAGAAAAGTGGACCCCAGTCGCCGGGTATGGTACAAATATCTTCGCCTCACCGGCTGCAACGATGCAACGGGGCGGCTCATCCGGTGTCAGTTACAACAACCCGTATAGCAGGAGACGGCGCTAGTGGCATTCGTAATTCCGCCTCACAACAACTACATAACGGGCCCGGGCGAGCTGGATGCACTCCTGCGAGGTATGTCGCCCACCCCTGAGTTGCTACAGACGGAAAACCCCCCTGACCTGGATGAACAGGAACAATATAAGCGAGACTTAGTGACCTGTCTTCGGCGCGTGTGGGACCACGAAAGTGCAGCAAACTTCGACCGCTGGGATAAAATTGGAAGGGCCTGGGAGTTAGTTAATAACAACTACATGAATCCCGGAGACCCCGACCTCTCTGATATTCGTTTGCCCGAAGGGCTGATGCTGGTCCAAACGGTGGTCGGCGTCATCATGGCGATGTTTGAGCAATCCCAGGATTGGTGGGAGGCCAAGACCAAGATTCCCTCCAAGCAGTGCTACGTCAATCTGGTCAAGGACTTGGTCAACGACCACCTCGACAACCCCCGCTGTGAGTTCTGGAAAATCGTAGAAGAGGGCCTGCAGTCGCTGATTATCACAGGCCACGTCAACACGATGGTGGCGGTGAAGTACGGGGACACCCTGCAGCTTGGCCAGGGCGGGCCGAAGGATGAGGAGATCGAGAGCCAGGAGCCCGAGTCCACCCTCTTCGGCCTTTTTGATCCAGCTCCGGCCGGTTCTGACAAGCCCTTTATTCCGAACAACCGGTTACCGTTGTTGCATTTCAGAAATATTCCGAGCGAATCCGTTAACAAGGACACTTCGACCGAGAACCTTTACCACATCTGGTCCATTGATGCCCCCGTAGGGCTGGTGTTCCTCAACGCCGATAAGATGGGCTGGGACAAGGAAGCCCTGCTGCGAGCCAAAGCCAAAGGCTACCTCGGGTCGGGAGCGGTCGAATCCTTCGTCACCTCCGCCCGGCTGGACCGGCCCCGGGCTTTGGACAAGGCCAACTCGCGCCTGATGCGCCTGACTTTCCACGAGGGGCACCTACCCGACCTGGATACCGGCGCTCTCCTCTATGAGAAGAAATACACCGTGATGGCCAACGAGTGCGAGATCGTCTACGGGCCGTCCGAGGTTCCCTGGTGGGACGGGCAGCCGACTCTGATTGACGCCCCTTTCATGCCGATGGCCCACGAGATTTACGGCAAGGGCCTTGTGTCCGAAAACACGGATACTCTCATTATGTCCGCCAATCTTCTCAACCAGATGCTGGACTATATGAATGAAGCCTTCTGCGGGGCCTACGAGTATGACCAGGACCGTATGCGTACGGAAGGGCAGCGGACCAACCTGAAGTTGTACCCGCGCATGATGATTCCGGTGGAGAGCGGGGATTCAGCCACGTCTCCTCCCGTAATCCGCCGGGTGCCGATGGGGGAAGTTGCCAACTCTGCCTGGCAGGTTGGGCAGGCTCTGGACATGCGCAAGACCGCCGCCCTGGCCACCGGGACTTTGGGCGGTAGCCCCCGCCCCCGTGGGCGCATGACCACCCAGGAAATGAATTCCCGCCAGGCCTCAGATAACACAATGTGGCGCAATATCTTCAGGAATATTCAAAACAACTGGCTGTCTCCGATGCTGCAGCTTGGCTTCCTTCGGCTGCTTCAGTCCTACCCTCGGGACCTGTGGAAGAAGTATGTAACGGCCAAGGCCGAGCAACTGCTGAGCAATGATCAGAGTCTGACTCCGGAAAAGAAGGCTCAGTGGAAAGCGGCCTACGATAAGCTGGCCAACATGTCCAAAGAGGAAGCTTACGCCGAGCTGGGCTCGACGTTCAATTTCTCTGTACATGTCCTGGGCAATACGATGGAACGGCAGGCGCGTGTGGAGAAGGGAGCCTTCCTCATTCGCAATCTGGCTGTCATCCCCGGCCTGCTGGAGAAGACGGTCAATATGAACGAGTGGACTCGCCAGATGGTCATCGACCTGGGCTACGACCCGGAGAAGATCCTGCTCAAAGGCGGGCTGGAGCCGCCCTCCCCTGAGACCCAGACACCGACATCTACCAAGCCGGCGAGTGAGCCGTTTGAGGGAGAAGAGGACGACATCCCAGATGTAACGGGTGGAGCGGGGGCCTTGCCGAATATGAATCTTTCTGGTGGAGTATTCCCAGGAGGGCCGGTCAGCCAGACGCCTGGTATGCCCGGACCCCCGCCGATGTAGGAGGGTTTTCATGTTAGATGAGAAGAAATTTCCGCCGGTAGTAGATTTATCCCGTGGGACTAAACTACAATGGCAGAACCCGAACGTACCCATTCAGGTGCCGGGAGGGCCGACCAGTTCCAAGTGGGCTGCCAAAGAGCCAACTCTTTCGGCTGACCTGAATCCGTATAACGAGAAGGAGTAAGCCATGGCAAAGGAAATCATGACCTTCACCTCCCCCCAGAAGCGTGGAGCGGACCAGTCCACCACGTTCGTGCAGGTGAAGTACCCGGAGACGGCCGGAGAGCGGGACTTTCCGCAGGTGATGAAAGAGAACGCCTCCCGAGGCGAGGACAATTTCAACAAGATTCCCACGGCGCAGCGATAGCCCGTGAAGGAATTTGACCTGGATTTTCAGCCGTCAGAGCTGGGCGAGAAAGCCTTCATTTTGGCCCTCATTAACCAGCGCGAAAGTTTGCTGAAACGACTTGCAGAAGCCCCGCCTGATTTGGGAGCTATGCTCCTGCTTCGGGCGGAGGCTTCTGTGCTGCGTGAGCAGTTCAAGCAGACCCGAATTTTGATTGAGTCGGAACGAGAGAACCGGCGCAAGAAGTCCGAGCAAGGCGGTAACACCTTGCTTCAAAGCTTAATTACGAGGAGATAACATGGCATTCGGAAACAATGGCGGAGGACTTTTTTCGAAGCCCGCCGATGAAGGTAAGAAATCAGTTGAGGATCTGGAGCGAGAAGTCGCCGTCCTTCAAGAAAAGAAGGCTGCTCTGGAAGCCCAGCAGAAAATTCAACGAGATGCCTATCTCCAACTAAACCAGTCCCACGCTGAAACCCAGCGGATGAATCGGGAACTTTTGAATCAACAGCTCCAGCGCCAGCATCCTCAGATTCAACAGCAAGCGCCTGCGGCAGCCTCCGACTCGGACAGTTGGGCCAACATGGTCAACAGCCTCGGAGGCCACACATCTTCGGCCCCTCAGCAGCAACAGCCAGCAGCGATTACCCCGGAGACTCTCAAGCAAGCGGTACGCACTGTCATCGCCGAAGAGGACCGGGCTGCTATCAACGCCACCACTTCAGAGAAGCAGTTCCTGGTACAAAAGGCCAACGAGTTCAAGGTGCAGTACCCGGACCTGGCCAGCAACGAGACCTTTACGGTCGAGGCGGATCGAGTCTACCAGGCTCTCCGTCAGGCGGGTGTAGCCCCCGAACAAGCCTGGGCATCCTGTATGCAGGAGGCGGCCCACATCTGCAGCCGCTACTCCCCTCGTCGGCAACAGCAGCAGAAGCAAGAGGCTCAGCAAGGCCAGCAGATGGTCCCCGGTCACCAGTACATGTTCCCCATGGGCATGACCGGAGCGGGTGGTGGAAGCGGCAAGAAGGACCCCAGCGCCAATATGATCGTCGACATGCGCCCGCCTGAGGAGCGATTCAAAGAGGCTTCGCTCGAACTTTCTCGGGCCCGTCAGGAAAAAGCCGAAGAATTCTTTGGTAAAACTCCTGGACGTTAATTTGAATTTTAGTTAATATCCAACCTAAGTCTGTTCTCGCATGTAGTAGGAGGACTACGCCGGCTTGACCGGCCCCTGCCGAGGTATCGCGAGGAGTAATCCTTAGCGAATCTCTATAGGAGGGTCTTTTTCCCATGATGAACAAAGCCAGTTTTTCTCCAGTCACAGCCCAAACGGGTGGCTGGTGGACGCTGAAGCTGTCGCGCAATGTGCGCGTACAGTCCCAGACGAAGCAACGCTTCCGTCAATTCGCCCGAATTCAGGAAGAGTTCGGACCTCACGAGGGTGATACGTACCAGATCACCAAGATGTCCAACCTGAATGGACGCGGCCAAATCATCGGCGAGTATGGTAATGTGCCCGTCGCCGACTGGACCACGACCTACACCCAGGTGACCAGCTCGTGGCTGACCAACTCCATCGCTCTCACCCAAGAAGCTGACCTCTTCTCGGAGTTGAGTGTTGTGGACGCTGGCCTCATCAACCTGGTCAACGAAGCCAACTCCAGCCTCGACTTGCTGGCCGGCGCCCCGTTCAAAAACTGCGATGCCATCTACACTCCCACCGGCACGATGGCAAGTAAGACCTATGCATTCTCCACCACCGGCACCGCCGCAGCTACCGCCACCCGTAACGTGACCCTGTGGGATCTGCGTAACATCAACGACATGTTGCGCACCACCTATCGCGTCCCGTTCTGGGAGGACAACAGCTATATCTGCGTGACCAGCCCGCTGGCTCTGCGCGGAATCCGCGAGGATGCAGATTTCATCGACATCATGAAGTACTCCATGCCGAACAAGCTGCTCAACAGCGAGATCGGTAAGGTCGAGAACTTCCGTATGGTCGAGGAGACCAACGTCCTCTCCAACTCCCTGGCCGGCGGTTTGCTGGGTGAAGCGGTCTTCTTTGGCTACGACCCCGTGGTCGGCGTCGAAGTCTACCCCTTCGAATTGCAGGCAGCGGTGGCTGACCCCTACGGCCGCTTCCGCAACGTGCGTTACCTATGGCGCGGAGGCTACACTCGGACGTGGACCTATGCCACCGATGGTGAGCTGCGTATCATCCGTCTCGGCAGCCTGTAATTTTTAGGATAAGGAGAGAAATTCAAAATGTTGCAATCCCCTACAGAAGGGCGTTACCAGGTCATTCACGAGCGCATCGCCGCCAGTGATCAGGATCTGAAAGGCTCCACCGGTATCCTGGTGAGTTTCCCGGTGACTCACAATTACATCCTCATCACGCAGTTTGGCTTCGAAATCATGTCTGCTCCCGGCGCGGTAACCGTGGCTGCCATTGTGCAGCTCTGGAAACAGCCTGTGGACAATGGCACGGCGGCCATCCTGAATTCCCTCGCTACTCTCACCTTCGATAACACGAAGTCCGCCTTCGGTTTCCAGGTGGTCAGTGCAGGTAATGGTTTGAACGCAGGCGCCAGCAACTCGCCGCCCACCCGGAGTTACCCTCTGGCGGTGCGTGGAGACGTGATTCAGATTCGTCTGACCACGGCCGGCACTGGGGCCGGGGCGCAGTCCGTGCGTCCTTGGTTCCACTTCCGCGAGATGCCCGCCGGAAGCGTCCAAGGATAATAAAGGAGAACCTCGCCTATGTATGTCGCCACAAAGCCAGCCTACCATTTCGGCGGAGAGGGCGGCGTGAAACCAATCAACATCCAGGATGGGCGTGTCTACGACGTAGACGGCAACTCTTTGGATGCGCAGTTCATGGCAGATGAGACGGCTGAAAATCTTATCACCTGGCTGCACAAGAAAGGTTACGCCTGCACTCCCGAAGCTCGTGCTCTTGTCATCAAAGAGAAGCGCCGTGTCGCCCTTGAACGGCAGTCAGAGGAACTGATGCGTCAGAACCAACGACTGATGGAAGAGGAAACGGCGCGTATCGAAGCGGCCTTGTCTCAAGCCCAAATTGAGATGCAGGCTCAGGTGGAACTGCACTTGCGCAAGCCGGAAACGGAACGCCCGCCCCTTCAGTTGACCCAGGTCGAGAAAGAACTTCTCGGGGGTCGTCGGACGGAGCTGGAGGTTCCTGAGCCGCCGGATATGGCGGATCTGGCCCCGGATGAGATGGATGAGCTGCAAGCTGTGAGCGATGCTCCTGCTGTCCGTCAACGCCGGGCCGCTTCGGCCTCCAAGCCGAAGAAGAAATAGCGGGGAAGAGGCGTGGCAAATTTACAGCCAAACTCGATTGAGTTGGTTTTGTCCCAGGTTCGTGGTCGATTCCAACGGGCATCTTCGGCATGGGATGCGTACGCGACTTCTAATGTGGAGTCGTGGCTCGATGATCTGTGCCGTCAGTATCCCTGGTGGTTCCTGACTACGAATCCTGGGACACTTTTGCGCGCCTCTTTCCCCATTTCGGCCCTCAACAGTCTGCCTACCCGGGCCGGCTACTGGGTGGACATCGGCTGGCTGCGGGTCAGCCCTGGAGTGCAGGTGTATGACATCTATGCTCCGACCAGTGAGACGACCTACTACACCACGCCGACGGACGGCACCAACTGGCACCTGGCTAACTGTCAGGAATTGCGCTATGTCTATGAGTTCGATAAGGATGGGAACTTCATTCAAGACCTGGACATCCAGGATGATGTATCCGCGCTGACTTTCATGGGCTACACAACCCGTCAGCGGCCGTGCCAGGCGATGTGGCGGACCTTGGAAAACCGGTCTCAGATTATTTTTGACCCTGTCCCCGATGATTATTACCTCTACGCTGTGAGTTTTACGGAAGCGAACGCGCCGATCTTCTCGACGGACAGTGGTGTGAGCCACACTCACAAGTTCGTCAATGTTTTGCCCGAAGCCCTGGTACAGTACGGTATCATTAAAGCAGGCCAGTACTTCGATGAGCCGGGCATTGCCGCCCAGGCCAAAGAAGCCCTCTTCGGCAACCCCCCCAATCTGCACTTACCTCGCAGTAAAAAGCAGGTGCTGGGTCTCTTGGACACCCTTCGTAACGACACCACGAAGCGCCAGACGCAGTTTGAGCAAGAGAAGATGCTGCTGTGCCGGTCGAAGAATCAGGCTTCTGGGCGCTATGGAAACTCTGATAGCCTGACGATGCATCAGAAGTACTGGGACCGGCGCTACCGTAGGTCGATCTACTAGTGAGCAACGGCAACGAATACGACTCCAAGTCCAAGACTTTCTCGCTGGGGAACATTGGAATGGGGCTCCACACCGATGTGAATCTTTTTGACATTCCCTCGGGAGGGGCTGCAGCCTGCAACAACGTGCTGTGGACGGACGGCTACCTGCGCCCGCGCCCGGGCCTGGCCTCCATTTACACTCCTCTGACCCCCTTCGTCGGTGCAATCTGCCATCTGGGCCTCTACACGGACTTCCAGGACAACGTGACCCTGATGGCGGTGACCCGCCCCACGTCGACGACGCTAAACATTTATGCCTACGTGACGTCCTGGACTCTGGTTTTAGGGGGCTTGGTCGGCGATGAGAACATTCCCATTACTTCTTGTAACTTCAAGGGATACTGGTGGGTTACAACAGGCGCTGGGGACATGTATCGCTTCGACGGTACCACCCTTTCGGCAGTCCAAGGGCTCCAAAGCACAGCCCGGTTTAAGATTTTTGACAAGCCTCGGATCGTTGTGGCAGGCGATAGTCGCCTCTTCATCGCCGGGTGCTGCACCAGCCAGGATGGTTCGAATGCAAATTTCACCTCTTACCGGGTGGCCTGGTCTGATTTCCTTCTTGGCGAGGTATGGGGGGGCGGAACAGGGGGAGGTTCTTCGGGATATGTTGATTTCGCACAGGACTCTGCTCCAGTATCAGGGCTATACTACAGCAATTCATCTCTTCTGGTCTTTAAGCCCAATTCAATCTACCTTGGCTTTGCGGCAGGTCCCCCTAAAACTTACGACTTCCGGCAATTCGTGTCAGGTGTGGGTTGTATCAGCCATCAAACCATCAAAAGGTTCCGCGAGGGGCAGATAATCTGGCTCGGAGACGACGATATTTACGTAGGCGGGCCTGGTGTCAGCCCCGTCCCTATTGGCTCGCGGGTCCGCCCGCAAATTCGCAGCGTGGTCAACCTGCCGACGATTTCTAATAGTCTGGCGGTCATCGACCAGCAGAACTATTTGTACCATCTCATCATGCCGTTGCAGGGAAATGGGCGTATTTCCAAGCTGTTCACGGTCAATCTGCGCAATTCTTCCTGGTGGGAGGGCGCTCTGGCCGTACCAAACCTATCCATCGGAGGCGCCGTGGAGTTCCGCCTGAGCCCCTGGCGCACTCGTCAGCTTTTAGGGGGGACCGACGGACTCATTTATGATTTTGATTTGGGCAATACTAGTGATAATGGCACAACCTTCGCTTGCACTTGGCGTTCTTCTATGGCTGCTGTTCGTCGACTGACGCAACAAGCCACCGAGCAGGCTACCCTGGAGCATCTCCGGGTCCAGGCTCTCCGGGGACTGAACAAAGAAGTCACTCTTTCGGCCCTGTGCGGCAACGGAATGGACCGTATGCAGACCACCACCTTCGGCACTCAGGCCATTGATGGTACTTCTGACTACATGGTCAGCGACCGGCCTTATGCTGCCGAGCATTTCCAGGTGCAGATTAGCGCCACGGGAGAGACTTGGCCTGCCATTGCAGAGCTGGGCGTTGCTTTCAAGTTGCGGTCGCAGACTCAGAGGAGGGCTTAATGGCTTATCCTTCCGATAACCCTTTTTCTGGGTTTGCGGCTCCTTCCCAGGCTGATACCTGGCTGCTGGAATCCAAGTCTCCCCAGCCTCAGCCCCTGTTTAAGACGACAGTGGCGGGCGTTTCGGCCGCGTGGCCCATCATTTACCCGGTTCCTCAGGGGTCTTATGTTCAATTACAAGAAATTTTGATGTTTAATGGCACCGCTGGAGACGTGGAATTTCGGTTTGCCTTTCTGGATGACGATGACGCCATCCCCAGCGGGGCTACTTTGGGCCAGGACAACGTGCTCATTAGTGAGACTGTGGCTTCTGGCGCCTGGAAAAGGTTAGATTTAGCGACCGGACTCCTGGCCAAGTGGCGAATTGCTGCCTGGTCCGACGCGGCGTCTGGAGAAAAAGCAACCGTGCTGGGCACGGGACTGGTGGTGACCTATTTATAAGTGGCTGATTCGCCCTGCAGTGCTCGAAGACTGGCCCTCCCTGTCGGCCTGCTGGCATACGTTCAAGGATTCGCCGAAAGGCAAGCAGATCGAGGGCGGCCTGGGAGTCTTGAAGTGCTTTTTCCAGGCTTCTTTGGTCATTCCCATCGTGTCCATCCTGGTTCTACTCGAGGAAGACCAGGTCCGGGGCTTCGCTATCCTCAACGAGATGACCACTACAGCTCCCACCCCCGATGGAAACTCCATTATGGTCATCAAACATGGGTTTGTGAGAGGGATTCACATTCAACCCGGGGTACCTTTGGAGCAATCTCTGGCGATGGCGAAGCACATCGACGCCTGGGGGGTACAAATGGGCTATCCTTTTTTGACAGGGCACTGCTCGACCGAGTATCTTAGCAAGGCAGAGGTCCCTTACACCCGGATCGGGTGGCACAAAACCCACACTGTGGTGATGAAGACGCTGTAAGGAGGCAAATATGGGCGGAGGTAGTGACGGAGGGGGGACTCAAATCATCCAACCCCCGGTAAATAACGCAACCCCCCTTCAGGGGCCTCTGATTAACGCTTCCACGGTGGCGCTTTCGTCCAATGATGCCCTGAATCCGTGGGGAGCGGGGGCTCGTCTGACCCCCAACGTCCCTTTCGGCCAAGTCGCTTTCGCCGGGCCTAATCAAACCATTTACGGGAATGCCTTTGGAGCCAACTCGACCCCATTTTATGGTCAACCCTCTATGACTCAGGCCCAGATTAATGCTCAAATGATGGGCGGAGGCGCTGGAGGAGGCCAAGGGGCCGGCGGTGGGGGTGGTGGAGCCGCTCAACAGGGGGGTGGTAACCCGCAACAAGCCTCAAATGGCTACCAGTTTGGTATTTTGCCGGGGCAACAGGCTCAATATCAGCATGTAATCGCCCCTTTTCAGCAGATGTTCCCTGGAATCTTCCCTCAGAGCGGTACTCCTAGCCCCTTTGGAGCGGGATTTAACCCCAATCCGGCGGGTTCTGGGGGGATTCCTGTCATGCAGCAGGGCAATTCTCTATTTCAAGCCCCTCAACAGCAGCAGAATCAGCCCCAAAACAGCCCTCAACAGCAGCAAAATCAGCCCCAAAATAGCCCCCAACAAGGGGCACCTAAGGACCAGCAGCAGGCTCCGCCGCCCCCCACGCCCCAGTTGAGCCCGCAGCAACTGGCTATGCAACAGCAATGGATTCAACAATTACAGGCAGCCGGGGCCAATCCGTACCAGGGGATTAATCCCCAGACAGGGATGTTGATGTAATGGCCACTGACTACGGCTTCGGGACCCCTCCAAGTTGGAACATTGATATTGGTAACGGTGTAAAGGGCGATGCCACCCCCAGCCCGTCCCTTATCAACTCCAATTTGCCTCAACAATACACGGCTCCTTACTACAATGCAGCCGGCGTGGCAGGCAATGTGGGCACGATGCTGGGGCAGTCTGCGCCTGCGGCCAGCAATTTTCTTCAAGGGCTGTTCTCCCCCACTCTAAACAGCTTCGAGCAAGCCTTCCTCGGCGCCGGACTAGGTAATGCATTGACGACACAGGAGCAAGGTTTCAATCGGCAAGAGGCTCAGTTCGAAAATACCCCCTTTCACAGCGGCCTACCCCAGGCTCAAGGGGATGTGATGAATCAAACCAGCCGAGATATGATGTCCATCGCGGGGAACATGGGCATGCAGCGGCAGCAACTGGCCAACCAACAGGTGCAATACCCCTTTCAGGGAGCCCTGCAAGCGGCGATGGTAGGGCCCAGCCTAGCTGAACGCGAGTTCAATCTGGCCAATACCGCTTTCTCGACCCCCTACCAACTTCCGATGTCGGTCTGGTCAGGAATTCCCGTGCCCAGTCCGGCGGTCATCACCGGGCAGGGCAGCTCCAGCGGGGGCAAGAGCATCATTTAACAGGAGGCGGCAATGGATCAGAAGACGCACGTAATGCACGAGGGCGGTCAACGCCAACAGGGAAATAGGGGGGGCATCCTGAGGAGCCTCCTTCGGCCTTTCATGCCTGAAGTTTCTGCTGGCATCGACATCGCCTCGGGCCTTTTACACGGAGACCCTTCCCAGGCCCTGGGGGCTGCTTCGAAAGCCATCGCTGAAGAAATGACCGGCGAGGAGGCTCCCCCTGAAGACCCGCCGATGGACGACAAGGTGCAGCCCGGCAACCCGGATGAAGCTCTGGCGATGGACGCAGCGCCCCCCGCGTCAGGAGGTGGCGCTGAAGGGGGAATGGGAATGGCCGGAGGTGGGGGAGGTGGGGCCGAGGAGATGAACCCCAACGAGCCCGAGCCGGACGGAGACCAGGATGACTTCACTCCTGAACAAATGCAGTCTTTGAATTTTATTGCTCAGCAGTTCCCGACGTGGAATACTGAGCTACAGAAGGACCCCAGCTTGCTGGATGGGGCGGGTAATCTCATCAAAAAACTGGGTAACTACTACAAACGCCAGCAGCCCCAACCCACCCAGCAAGGGATGGCGTAGAGAGGAGACAACGATGGGAGTTCCCAACGCTGAAAAGCCGAATCAGTCTAGCAAAGGCGGACCCTCTGACGCGGGCAAAGTCCCCACCCTGAAGGTGGAGAAGGCTCCGAAGAAACCCGACCTGCTGGCCAAAAGACCGTAAAACGCAGTGAGCTGAAGGAGGACGTAATGGTTAAAAAGGACATGCCCAATGAGATTGTAGACGATCCGGGTCTGACCCAGGACTCTTACGCCCTTCTTCGGCAAGCTGCGTCGATGCAGAAGATGAAAGACGGGACTGAGGTCCCTCCGGCTGTGGCTGCGAATAATTCTAAAATTGCGGACAACAAAGCGCAGGCCGAGGCGCTCAAGCCCGTGAAGTATTCTATCGCGGGCATTCCCGAAGGATTGGACCACGACGCTGAAACAAAGCGTCTCGCGGGGCTGATTCAGAATCAGACCGCTACGGCCAACGACATTGACAACTACATCACGTTGTCCATCGCTCGGCAGAATGCTTCGACTGCTATGGAAGGAATGAGTGCTGATGCTGGAGGATCACAGGGAGCTGCCATTCCTGAATCCGCCCCGGGAGCCGAACCCGGATCTGCTGGTCATGCCCCGGCACGTCAGTCAGGTCGACCCTCGGCACCCGCAGGTAGTGGCCGTTCGCGGATGTCCGCCTCGGTTCCAGCTTCCACCTCCCGGCGAGGAAGTGCTGTGGGTCCACGGGGAGTCGCGGATGCGGGCGGGCCGGGTGCTCCTCCTGTATCGCAAGCATCACCTCCCCCGGCAGTACAACGGCCCGGAGGAGCTGGTGGAGGTAAAGGCGCTCCCCCCAAAGCAGTGGACTCTAAACCTGCTGCGAAAGCTTCCGTAGGTAACAACGGAATCACCACGGGCCCGACCCGTGCTCAGGAGGTTCTCGGCCGGGACCGCATGGCTCCTTTGTCCAAACAGGACCTCCGTAACCCGGATGGGTCCCCCAAGGATCCTCGGCGGGCTCATGCCGAGCATGTGGTCCGTGAACGAGAACTGCGTAAGTTGAGCCCTGAGGATCGGGCTCTGATGCAGGAGTACTCCGGCGCTCAGGACCCCGAGGCTGCCCGCATTGCGGCAGCCTGGGAGGACAGCGGGGCCAATGAGGTCAACCTGCCCAAGATTGTGCGTACGGGTGGTGGCTTTGCCGCCAACGAGATGCTCATGGGCCAAGCCCTACGTGGAGTTAAGAACGCGGGGACGGCCGCTAGTGAAGGAATCACCCGCACCGGGCAACGGATGGGGGCTGGTATGGAGACCGCCCGTGCAATGGCGACTCGCCAGGCCGCTCCTCAGCCAGTTAATAACAACATCAGCCGTGCGCCTAAACCCCCGGGTCTACAGGTGATGGGGGTCAATGCCGAGGAAGGTATCCCCGCGTCGGGGTTTGCCCGGACTCAGCCCAACACACGTCCCGGTCATGCTCCTCAGCGGCCCGGAGCTGCCCAGGCCTCCCTGCTGAATGCCGAGATGGCGGACCAACAGGCAGCTCAGACTGCTCAGGCAAGGGCTACACGCAAGCCCGCTCCCCCTTCGGCCACGGCGGCATCTCACAAGGCTTCAGAATATCTGGAGGCTCGAGACTCGGGGCGTTTGAATCAGCCTAAAATTAATGTTAACGCTCCGACAAGGACCCTACAGCCTCAATATAACCCAGCCGGGGAGGCGCCTCAGGCTTCCAGCAGCGGGAGCCGTTTCAATGCGATGCGGCAACAGGCCCCAGCTCGCCCCCAGCGCACTGAGGGATACTCGGTCAACACCCAGACGGATGCGGCCGTGAAACGGAACAGCATGAGTAAGGCTCAGCGAGGGGCTACAGCCAATAAGGCAGCGGCTGCCGAGGTCGCGACGGAGAAAAAAGCTGCCGCTTCGAAGCCAAAGACTGCTCCCAAAAAGCCGGGGACAACCAAGAAGGCGGATACGAAGAAGAAGTAGACCTGGTACTCCTGAACTACCACGCCCTGGCTTCGGCCGGGGCGTTTTGCTATACTCCAATCACCCTTAGGAGGATTCAATGCCTGTTAATCAACCCACCACCTACATTCAGCGAGGACCCCGCAATTATGTGAACCTCTCTGGAGCCATTTTGAACCCCTTGGCCCAAGGCCTGGGAGAGTTGGCTGGACAGGGAATCTTACAAGCGGGAAAGAGTGCATTCGGAATTCATACCCCCGCCGAGGATTATCAGCAGTCCCTCACTCAAGCGAACACGAGGGCTCTGATGGAAAAGGTAGGGTCCTCCTGGGATGAAAGCATGATGGACCCTAACTTTGCTGCTCGGGTAGAACAAGACCCGGGCTTCAAGCAGCGGTGGGCTTTGGCAGGAGGACTCAACGAGGACCAGGCTGCAGCCTTTGCGGACACCCACTTGACTGATCCCATGATGTCCCAAGAACTCCGCAAAGGGGGCAAGGCCCTACAGAATTACTCCAACATGGACCCTGTGCCGAATCTGGCAGGGGCTGGAGTTGGGGCTGCGATGAACCCCGGCATCAACCCGAATCCCAACCTGGGCCCTACCGCACCCACCCCTCCCGCAGAAGCAGCCCCCCCTTCGGCTCCGTTGGCCGAGGGAGTGCAGCAGAAGGAGGAAGTGCAGCAAAAAATTGAGCAAGGAGCCCAGGCGGTTCAATCCTCTCCGGCATCCAAAGCAGTTCCAGAGTTACCTGGCGTAGCGCCGGTAGCTCCCCCGAGCCCGCAAGGGGTGCCGGAGACCAAGCCCGTTCAGGGGACCGTGGAACCTCAACCTCTGGACAAAGAGAAGTTCGCTGACCAGGTGAAGGCGTATATGCTGCGCCAGACGGGGCGACTGGGGCTTTACCGGCAGATGATTAATGCGGCCACCACGGGCAAGATGGACACAGAGCAGGCGGCCATAGGGGCGGCCTTGAGCGGAGTGCATCAGGCAGAGCTGACTCAGTTGATGGAGACGGTGGCTCCCTCGATGGGCCTGCCTCTGCATGACAATGACGGGAAGCCTATTCAGGGGAACACCCTCCTGGATGGCATGGCCCACACCTTCATCATGACTAACCCGGACGGGTTCAAGAAACTCCCCGCCGAGCAGCAGCAGGATATGCTCGCGGCCTCCCGCCGGTATCAGACCTTGATAGGTAAGTTGGATGCGACTAAGGCTATGAAAATCCAGACGCAAATGGTGGACCCCTTCTCCAAATCCAAGTTGGCCAGTCCCGAGGCTTTCTTGAATTATGCTAATGCTGAGCGCCAACGCCAGGTTGCTATGAATCAGTGGAAGGATGAGATGGGCCTCAAGAAAGATGCTTTGGAGATGGACCGGGCCCGTCTGGCCTCTCAGTTGGAGTCTCAGGGTATCTTGAATGAGGGGCAGCGGCTGCAGTTGGAAATTACCCGCAAGTATGCCGGACCTCAGGCAGAGCTGCAGATGCAGAAAGCCCGAACGGAGGTGCAGGCGGATATGGAGCGCCTGCATATCCTGAGCACCAAGGAGCAGCGGGATAACCTGACCACTATCCTGGCAGCGATGAATAGCAAGGCTGAGCACGATGCCAAGCTGGGAATCGTGTGGTACCAGGATAACCAGCGCAAGCAGGCCGGGTATCTGAAAGGGCTGGCTGAGGTGAATAAAAACATCACCAACCTGCAGTCCAAGAACTCAGCCATCCTCCAAAAAAGCTATACTCAGATGAACACCCTGCGGGGTCAACTGAAGGATGACTCTAAAATCAACGCCTGGATTTCCACTCAAGATAAGGACTTTCAGAAGCGTATGGCGGGAGCCAGCCCAAATGAGAAATTTGAGCAATACTACCGGACTCAGGACCCGCAGTATGCCGCTTATGCCACGGAGATGGACAACCTGAACCAAGAGCGGGACAACTTGGACACTCTGTTTACTAACACCGTGAGTGCTCAGGCCCCCTCTATGGGCAAGGAAGACCCTCTGCAGAACAATCTGCGGGACTATGCTAAAGGTCTGGTGAGCAAGCAACTCGCCCCCTTGATGAAGGCCGAGATGAAGGGGCTTTACAAGGACGCCTCCCCAGACCAGTGGGACCAGGTGCTGCAGGAGAACCCCACCTCCGTCAACATCCTTCTCGGCAAGACTCTGTCGAGAGATCCCGAGGACAAGGGATGGAACAACAGCGACAAGCCGGGAACTTTCAACGAGAGCAGGGGTCTGCTCATCCTGGCCCGGGGGTCTGTGCTGAACGGCAAGCAGTATGACGCCCAGTCTTTCGCCAACACCAAGATCGGCAACAAGACCTTGAGCCAGATTATCGGGCCGACTCGAATCGGTAACTATTATAATAGCTACGTGCAGCTTATGGGAGAACTTAAGTAATGGCAATTGATATTGACTTGAGCGCGGCGATGAACCCGGAGGAGGCCCCTCCGGTCGAGGAGGCAACCACCACGCAGGAGGAGATTGGGGCTGAGCCCCCTGTCCTGGACGTGGGGATGGGCAAGCCGGCAGGTGGGGGACAGGGCCAGGGAGGCGGAGGTGGGAGTGCTAAGGGAGCCCCTGTGGACCCTCACACGGCCAGCCTCCTCTCCTCGGCCTACACGCATGACCCGGTAGCGAACCCCAAGCCCAAACCCCCCAACCCGGGCGGGTATACCGCCAATCGGGCTGAGGCGGAGAACCCGGACCATTTCTGGGATGTGTTGCAGAGCACGGCTGGTGTGCCCACCAAGCAGAAGGTGGGCTATCTCCAGAAGTTCTTGGAGACCCCCTCGGTGGATATGACCCACCTCAAGGAAGCCCCTCTGACCGGAGCCTACCAACTGGCCAAGCTGGCCGAGTCGGAGGGCTATAAGGTGGTGTTCCAGTCCGGGGCCCGGGGCGGTGGAGGAACCTCCTATCATGACCACGGCGAGGCTGTGGATGTGCGCTTTCAGAAAGTCCTGTCCAACGGCAAGGTGCAGGAGCTGACCCCGCGTGAGAACGTGGAGATGGGCAAGCGCCTGGGCAAGCAAGCTGGCTTTGCCTCGGCCTTGGATGAGTTCCATTTCTGGTCGGATGGGAAGCCGAAGAGTGACCCGTGGAACAACGCCCCTCACGTCCACCTGGCCTGGGGCAATGAGCGCGGCTTGTCTGAGCACCCGATGCACACGGAACTCACCAAGCGCCATTGGACGGATGCAGACTACCTCAAGCAGCCGGTCTTCAGCCCTGAGTATAAGGGGGTCAAGCCTTCGAAGGACCGCACCGAGCATTCCCGCACCCAGGGTCTGGTGGAGACTATCGCCTATTCGATGGGCGTGGACCCGGACTTTGCCTTGAATATTGCTAATGCAGAGTCCGGCTTTAACCCCAAGGCCGTGTCTCCTGTGGGTGCTTTGGGCATTATGCAGATGATGCCCGACACCATCAAAGAGGTAGCCCCCAAGGTGGGCATGACCGTTGAGGATTATTATAGGTCCCCTCGGGCCCAGATTAAGATGGGTATGTATTACCTGCGAGAAAAAATCAAGGAGAATAACGGCAACTTAGCCCGGGCTGCTGCCGCCTACAACGCAGGGAGCGGCGGACTGCAGAGCATCATTGAGGGTAAGGACTACCCGGAGACCAAAGACTACGTCTATAAGGTGATGAAGGAGATCGACCCCTCCATCAACAGCCCCGAGGCAGCCCTCTCGGCCATCCGCAATGGCACTGGCCGGAGCCGGGATGTGGCCAAGGAGCAGAAATTTGCCAAGGATGTGGTCAGCGGGGTCAAGCAGCAGACTCAGGACATCTGGTCTGAGCTGTCTTCTGACCAGGGCGTCCAGACTAATTTGCGCGCTCTTGGGGATGCGGTAGGAGCTACGGCTAAAACCGTAGAGTTTGAGACGGAGAGTTTCAAAGACCCCCTGTCCGGTAAGCGCCGCTTGACGGGCCTGGTCAATGAGATGCTCCACGATGCCACCTTCGGCATCATCCCCTTGTTTGAGTCTACCCTGGAGAGCAGCAAGGCCCATAAAGAGGTGGTCGGGGACTGGAATAATCCGTTCTCCCTGGAGGGGTTTGCCGAGTATGGCACCACTCTGACCTTTGGAGGTCTGCGCACCTGGGCGGCAGCTATGACCGGGGGCATCCTGGCCAAGGGTCTGCGCCTGCTCCCGGGCATTGGAGGTATCCTGGCCAAAGGCGATGCCAGCGCGGCTGCCCTGAAAGCGATGGGCGAAGCTCCGGCTGTTGCCGAGGGAGGGAATCTTTTCAGCAAGGTCACCAACCTGGTAAAGGGGGGACCTTTAGAAATTTTCCAGGCCAATCTATTGGAGCAAGCCTCGGCTGGGTCCGTAGCCTTGGGTATTTACAACGCCTCCGACTACATGTGGAAGAATCCTGACCAGGCCCAGGGATTGGATTATCTGAAGGGTATCGTAGGAGAGGGTCTGACCGGCGGTGTGCTGGGGGGCATGATGGGCATCGGAATGGGCCTGGGCCTGCCCCTCTTCGGCGGAGCTGGGTTGATTACCATGAACCGTCTGACCGGCTTCGGTTCGGCCAATATGGCGGACAACGCTGTGACCAACATCGCCAAGCACATCGGGGAGATGGGCCCGGTTCAACGCACTCTGGCCGGCGGAGGCTTCGGTGCCCTGGGGGGTGCTCTTACAGGGGCGGCTGCCAACGTCACCGGCCTGGATGATCTGCTGACGGGGCAAGATATGAGCAGCGGGGACAGCATGTTGGCCGGGGCCCAAATCTTCGGAGGCCTCGGAGCTGGGGCCGGTCTGGGCTACAACAAGCTGGGGAGTATGATAGACCGGGTGGTGGCTTCCAAGGTCATGCAGATGCCCGGAGTCAAACAGGTCCGCGAGTCTGTTCACAACATGGTCAAGAATATGAATGAGCAGACTGTGCGGATGATGAGCCAGGAGTTCATCGACGCCCAGGCTGAGCAGATGAATGTTTTTAAGAAGGGGGTGGCTCAGGCCAACGGCACCCTCTACTCGGCCCGTCTGGGGAGTAGCTTGAAAGACGTGGAGAAAGCCCACGCGGAGCAGACAGCTACCCGGGATAGCCTCAAGGCTCAAATGATGCAGATTCAGGAGCAGGGTAAGCTGTTCGCCGAGAGTGAGCAGCAACTTGCTCAGCGGTACCCGCTGGCCACCGCCTATGATGCCAACCGGTCCCTGAAAATTTCTCAATTGAAATCCCTGGGGCAGGACCCCAACAAAGCAGCCAAGGCGGCTGAGCTGAAAGCGGACCTGGAGGCCCTCACCAACCAGCTCAAGACCGACAAGGACCTGAACCGGGAGATGTCCCTCTGGAACACGGACAAGGCCCGCCTGCAGCAAGCCCAGGCTAACTGGGCTCAGAAGGGACAAGCCCTGCAGGAAAGCCTGGCCCTCCAGGAGGCGGACGTGGCCGGCTTGGACTTTGTGAAATCGCTCTACACTCAGACCAAAGGAACCCTGGATGAGCATCTGGCCAATGCAGCCACGGCTCAGGATATGGGCAAACTCAAGCCAGACTTGAAGCTGGATTTCCCCTGGGCTCCTTCCAAGGATGCGCGCACCCTCCTGACCAACCGCACAGCCGAAGAGGGGGCTCACCTGGAGGCCCTCAATGACATGCTCATTCGGCAATACCGGGCGATGGTTGAGGGAGGCTCTCCCGAGGCAATGAATATGGAGTTGCTCCGCACCCAAGCCGCCAAGGGGGCTTATGGGGGGGACAACTTCTACGGGGCTGTGCAAAAAAGAATCGCTGATGTGAAGAAGTCGGCTGAGGAGATTACCAATCGGGCTCCTCAGACTCCGACCATTTACAAAAGTGCCAAGTCCTTTGGGGCCTGGAACAAAACCCAAATTGCAGACTGGTCCCCTGACGTGCCGGCCGGGCACAAGATTGCCTCGGTCAATGCAGAGGCCTTGCGGGCGGGTCTGCTGGAGGAGTTGGAAAAGGGCGGAGCCGGCGTGGACCGGTCGGCCCTGTGGCAGGAGGCGGGGGAGCGGGCCAAGGCCCGTTACTCGGCCAAGGGCTTGAAAGTCCCCACCTTCGATAAGGCTCAGATGTTGGACCTGGTTAAGGACGCGGAAGCTGCGATTCGCCTCGGGGAAAAGGAGCTGCCCGTAAGTATTAACAAAGGCTCTGCTGCCGAGTTCAACAAGCTGGCCAAGCGAGGGGATAAGCTGGTTGTGGCTCAGACCAAGGAGGCTACGCAGAAGGAGATCGAGGATCTGGCTAAGATTTTCACCACAAAGGGGCCTATGGCTGCGGTGAACCCCATCACCACCGGCCCGGATGGGATGTCTGTGCCTGGAGACCTGGCAGAGGGAGCGGTCTTGGACGACGTGATGAACCCCAACCTGAGTTGGCCCAATGCCCTCAAGCGGTTGTCTGGGATTGAGGAGTCTGTGAAAGAAGCCCTGGGAACTTTCGGAGACATCGAAGCCTACACTCATTTTATGAACACAGGCAATATGTCGTTTTTGCCAGGGGAAGTGAAGAAGTTCATCGCCAGCGGAGGAGACCTGGCCCAAGCCCCTCCTTCGGTGAAAGCTTGGTCCGATGCTGTGACCCTGGCCCGGGTTGAGGAAGTCAAGCGGGTGCGCCGGCTGCAGAACCTGCTGCGAGGAAAGGATGATGAGGGGGCCGCCATCATGGCCAACATCCGCAATGCTCAGGCGGCGGGCTACACCCCTCCCACCTTCGGCATGACCCCTGAGCCTTTCCTCAAAGCAATGGCTGATTTCGGGCAGCATGATGCCCGGGTTACAGCGATGGCCGATAAGCCTTTTGCTGAGATTGCTTCTGGGGACAACAAGACAATGTGGGAGCAAGTTCTACCGGCCTCTCGCAACTTCTTCCATGACCACATCTACTCCAGGATGAACGCCTTGAGTGTGGTTAAAGGCCGTATCCTGGAGCCGAAGTGGGCTCAGATTGAGAAGGGTCTGGCAGAGAACATCAAAGCTAAGGGACTGACGTATGACCTGGATGGGCTGTACAAGGAGTTCACGGCGGCTGTTGAGGACACTGGGAAGCTCATCAAGTTCAAAGAGAACTACCCCGAAGCAGAAGACATGGTTAACTTCTACTACGGTATGCAGGATTATATGGAGTCTGTGGTGGCTATGAGCCCTCAGCTTAAGCCGTGGGTGCAGGCTAACTACCTGCCCCACCGTTTCCGTAAGCTGGCCTCGCACATCAAATCCGCTCGTGCCGATGAGCAGCTCTCTATGGCCGAGGCGATTGCGGGAGGTAAGACCATTGGTAAGTTCCGTACTCTGGAAGAAGTTGATGAGGCTGTAAAGGGAGTCTCCAAGGAGGTTTCTGCGGCCGGCTTTAACTCGGATGAGGAGTTCCTAAATATGGACCTCACTGAGCGGGCCAAACGGTTCAAGTTCTTCCGGGCCCCTGACATGGACCAGGCCTGGAAAGACCTGACCCCCCTGGAGCAAAAGAAAGCCACCGAAGAGGTGACGAAGAAGGCTATGACCCTGCTTCTCCAGGACCCGGTGCACAACCCCATGGAGCTAATTGATATGCAGATTAGCTCCCTCTTCCGGGCGGACAGCCAGCGACGGTTCCTGACTTCTCTGGCCAACACTCCGGCGATGCTGGATGAAACCGGCAAGGTTGCCAACCTGGTAGCCAAAGCCGACTACTCCGCGCTACACGTCCTGGACTCGAAGGGGGCCAAACAAACCTACAAGTATCTGAGCGATACCCCGGGAATGGCCGGAGTTGAGCTGGAGCTGAACGGGGAGACCCTCAAAGCCAAGGAGATTAAGGTCCACCCCGAGGTGCATCGCTTCCTCAATGAGTTTGCGATGGGCTCCGGCTATGCCGAGAACGGGATTGTGCGCGGCATCCAACGCCTGCAGAGCATCTTTCGGCAGTCCGTCCTCCTCGGCACGTTCATCCCTCACCAGCTCAACACCCTGAGTGGGCACATGATGGAGTTTGCCACTACCCCGCTCAAGATGATGAAGCTGATGGTAGGAGGGGCTAACCT